CGTACCCGTGTAGATTTCAAGACTTATACTCAGTTCAGCAACAACCAGACTATCCTTGAAGGTTTTGAGTTCGGTTTCCCTGATCCAGTTGGCCTGAATATAGGGGCTTGGCTAGACGAGTACCTTGGAGACGCTACGCTAGTAAATACCCTTAGGTTCCGACTAGCTACTAGGGATGCCAAGATGGGCATAGGCTTTACTCCGATTGATGGCTATACTCCCTTTGTGGCAGAGTACTTAAAGGACGTACAGACGTTACAGACTCGTTATGGTTCCTTGATAGATAAAGACGTTCCTATCAAGCAGTACAGTCCATCTAGGGATGCTTCAGTGGTTTATCTGCACTCGGACGAGAACCCCTTTGGAGGTTACGAGCGTATTGCTAAGGATCTTAGGGGCAGACCAGAGGAAGAGATACTTGTTCGTGCTTACGGGATACCAGTAAAGAGCATGACTTCTTTGCTGCCGTTGTTTAACACAGAGGTAAATGTTTTAAACGATGAGCCGAACAAGTACGGGATGTCCTTCCCTGACATATCTGACAAGCACAGGTACACTTGTTATCAGGTAGTTGACCCAGCGGGAGCCAGGAATTACGTAGCGTTATGGGCAGGAGTAAATGAGAAAGGTGATGTGTACATCCGTAAAGAATGGCCTGACAGGGATTATTACGGAGAATGGGCGATATTCGGAGATCCTAAGTGGCGTTACGGCCCTGCATCGAAGAAGATAGGGTACAACGTACAGGGGTACGTGGACTTATTTACAGAAATTGAGGAAGATCTTGGTATAGAAGTATTCGAGCGGATAGGGGATAGTAGGTACTTTGCTAAGGAGAACTCTGATAACGATGACTTGTTTACTGAGTTCGATGATTGTGGAATGACCTTTATTCCGTCAGATGGCAGAATGGAAGAGATAGGAATTAGTGCAATAGACGAGTGGTTCAGCTACAACCCTAATGTACCTATAGATTCAGCTAATCGCCCCAGGTGCTACATTCACCAAGACTGCGGAAACTTAATAGACTCTTTAATTAACTATAACGCTTCTGGCAAAGCAGATGAACCATTGAAGGACTTCTTTGACGTTATTCGATATTTGCGAATGGCGAATGGAGGAGACGGTCCAGACCACGTACTTTCTAGAAGCATGATGACAACACGCTCAGGATTAGGATATTGATTATGGCTAAAGTAAAATTAACTAAACTGGCAACTCAGTTTGCTAAAGACTTCGATTCATTTCTTGAACTGGCTAAAAGCAAGCTATCTGCTGATATGCTTACTGGCAAAGGAAAGAATACTTGGGTGGACGAAGAAGGTCAAAAAATACTAATTGACTGTATGTTCGTTGAGGAGATTGTTCCTAAGCATTACAAAGGCAAGGTATTAGCTGAAGCTCCTAATCCTAGCTACGTGTTTGCTTACATAGATGAAATTAAGATGAAGGTCCCAGTTGTTATTGCCAGGAAGCACAAAGGGAAAATGAAGGGCAAAACAATAACGATTGAGATGATAGAAGATGTTAGAGGACGAAGCTATAGATACGTTGCGTAATATGGTTCTTGACCAAGATTTTATAGATGAGCAAGTAGATAGACTGCTTGCTTGGGAAATTTTTGTACGCACTGTTAGAGGCGAAGACCAACAAGACATACCACCATCAGAATTGTGTGATAGAATAGGTGTACACAAGTGGTACATTAGCCATCTTCTAGAAGACATTAAAAGCAGATTTTATGCAAAGTGATTCAGTTTCAGAGTCACTAACCTACGTTAGTGCTGAACCAGATATAGAGTCCCTTCGTTATGCCTACGACCAATCAGTGGTTGAGCTTGAAGCGTACTTTGATCTGTGCAGAGAAAGTTATGATGAACGCCGTAATTGGTGGCCTGGAAAGAGCAGAGATCTTCGTAAGCACGGTGCTGACGCTTTCCCGTGGGAAGGAGCATCTGACATGGAAAGCCATGTTATTGATGAGCGAATCACTCGCCTTGTATCCCTCTTTATGGCTTCTTTGTCTAGGGCTAACATTAGGGCTTTCCCAGTAGAGGTTCAGGATGTAGGCAGGGCTAAGATAGTTTCTAACTTCCTTAAGTGGATGATTTCCTCTAAGTACATTTCCCGTTTTAATAAAGAAATGGAGCTAGGGGCTAATTACTTATTAGAGCGTGGATTGCTTATCAGCTACGTAGGTTGGCACTCAGAGGACAGGAAGTTCCTTCAGAGGCTAGACCTTAACCAGATTGCCCAAGTTAGCCCTCAGTTAGCAGAGATGATTCTTTCTGGGCAGAACGAAGATCAGATGGTATCTATGCTGCAACGCACGTTTGATGGCGTTACAGTTAAACGAGCAAAGAAGGCACTAGCTGAACTAGCGGATGTTGGATCTGCTGAGTTGCCAGTTGTTCGCCGCCAGGTAAATGCTCCAGAGGTAAAGACATTAGCTCCCGATGGGGACTTTATTTTCCCTCCGTATGTTACAGATCCACAGCGAGCGCCTTACTGTTTTTGGAAGACGTACTACACTGCTCAGGAGCTAGAGAATAAAGTATCTACGGATGGGTGGAATGAGGATTTTGTTGATTTGGTTATAGACAAATACCGTGGGGTAAACATAGACTCCATTGAGCGCGAGCAGGAAGGCCGTAGATCACTAAGCCTTACCGACAACGCTTACGAAGCTGAAGAGCTAATAGAAATAGTTTACGGATTTCAACGTCTAGTTGATAAGGAGGACGGCTCCGAAGGAATATACTGCACAGTATTCCACAAGGAGTTCAGTGGCAATGGTGATGTACCTGGGTACGCGAAGTTCGAGTTGCTTAACGGCTACGAGGATTACCCAGTAGTAGTTACTAAGCTATCTGAAGACAGCAAGCGACTGTACGACACGATGACTATCCCAAGTCTACTCAAAGGAATACAGCAACAAGTCAAGATAGAACGTGATAGCCGTATCGACAGGAATAGTCTTGCCACCGTCCCTCCAATTTTTCACCCAGTAGGCCAAGCTCCTACAGATTGGGGTCCAGGAAGGTACGTGCCTTATCGCCGCAAGGGAGACATTGAGTACGGGCCTACGCCTCCGTACAATCAAGGATCTCTTGAGATAGAGAAAACAATGGAGAGTCAAGCGGATAGGCTTTTTGGGCTAGATGAAGTGTCTCCTATTTCGCAGATTAGGAAGCAGTTCTTAGTGGACAAGTTCCTTAGCCACTGTGCTGAAGTTGTTTCGCAGTGCTACCGTTGCTTCCAGCGATTCGGCCCTGACCAGATATTCTTTCGGGTTACAGGCGTACCTGACCCACAAATGTTTAACAAGGGGAACGCTGACGAGAACTTCGACGTTACAATTAGCTACGATGTTCTTAACACGGACCCAGAAAAACAGGAAAATAAACTAAACCAGATGGTTTCCCTCCTACAGCTAGACCGCAACGGGAGGATAAATGTAGATAACTTGCTAACATTGATAGCAGGTTCAGTTGATCCAGTGTTGGCTGATGGGGTTCTTGAGCCTGTTGAAGTTGCACAAGAGAAACTACTTAAAGATATTACAGATGACTTATCAAAAATTTATGCAGGAATCGAAGTTCCAGCGCGTCCGTCAGGCGCTCAAGCAGCTCTGCAAGTTATTCAGCAGTACAGCCAGCAGCCTGATGTCCAGAAGCGTTTACAAGAAGATGAGGCTTTTGCTGCTCGTCTTCAGAAATACGCTGGGCAGTATCAGTTTGCTATACAGCAAGCTCAGAACGCGCAAATAGGTAGGATTGGGACACAACCAGCGCAAATGGGTGGGGTACAAACTCAGAATATGCAGCAATAATGCCTGATAATAAGTCAGTATCTGAGTACGCTAATAGTAGAGCTTTTGACTCTAAAGTAGATTTTATTTTGAAATCTATGGATGGCAAAAAAGTTTTTCCCACAAAACATCCTAATGTTGGTGGATCAAATGTAGTTACAACTACTGTTTCTTTTGATGGAAAGCATTTTATTCTTCCGTCTATGGTTGAAGGCAAAAGCTTAATGGAGGGCGACGAATTTATTAACGTAGCTAAAGAAAGAGGATTAAAAAATTACCCTTCATTTAATGACCCTAAAATTGCTAGTGCTGTTAGTAAGCTTATGCACGGTGGTGTTCTTGAAGATGGAACATTTTCCTACGAGCTTGCAAAGAAAAATTATTGAAAGACTAGTAAAAATGATGCGATCCGCAGCACAATGAACATAGAAGACGACCTAAAGACCCTATCTCACCACGAACATTTTGCAAGATTCATTCAGCTTATTGACTCTCTTCGAGAAGAGTGCATATCTGAAATGCACGAAGCTAACACAGAGAAGCTTCAACAACTTTCGGGACGGATAATTACTTACGACCAGATTCTGCAAATGGTTAATTGGCAGAGTCTTCAAAAGAAATTCTCATCTGTCCTATAGCACAAAAAAAGTGTGCTATAATTAGGCTTCGCCATCGCTCGGCGTTAAGGAGTGGAAACAATTATGTCTAACGAAGTTATCACGGTTGACGCTGAAACCGAACAAAACTCAGTGGAAAATATATCAGCGGAGGATTTTGTCATCCAACGCTTAGAACGCCTTCAAGGAGGACAACCTGAGAACACTCAGGAAGTTCAAGAGGAAGAAGTTCTAGAAGAAGCGGTTGAATCCGAGGAAGAAGTTATTCAGGAAACTGAGAGCGAATCTTTCGAAGAAGAGACTGGAGATGTTCTTTCACAGTACAACTTAGATGATTTATCTGAGGATGAGCTTAAAGATCTTGCTGAAAAGCTTGGTAGTAGAGCTGTAGCTCGCTTTGGCGAACTTACGGCTAAACGCAAAGCAGCAGAGGAAGAGCTTGAGAGAGTAAAACAATCATTACAACAAGATCCTTTGAAACAGGAAACGGAAGATGTCCAAGACAATCCGTTTAGCGATGTTCAGGATATTAAGTCATTACAAGAAAAGGCTAAGGAGATAAACGATATTATCGAATGGGCCGAAGATGTTTTATTTGAATCAGACGATTACTCCGCTCATGACGAAGTTACTGAGCTAGATGGCAAGAAAATGACTAAAGCAGAAGTAAGATCTGCTTTAAAGAACGCTCGCAAATCTAGGGATCTTTATCTTCCCGACCAACTAAAGAAAGTCCAGAGGAACGAAACTGCTGAATCCTTGAAAAAGGAACTTGGCACTAAAGCTCTTCAGGAATTTCAATGGTTGAAAGAAGAAGATAACGAAACCAGGAAGGCGTTTTTTAGCATTGCTGCAAACAAAGACTTGCAGAAGGTGTACAAACAATACCCAGTGCTAGGAGCAGAACTTCCTTATATGCTGGCTCATGCAGTAGACAGTATGTACGCTCGTAGAAGTGTACCCAGTACTACTTCAAAGGCAACAGGCAAGCCCAAGATTAGTCCTCCCAAAACCTCTGTTCCTTCTTCTGCTATGCCAGAACAAGGTCAGCGTAAGTCTTCTAAGGTACTACAAGATCTTGCTTCACGCTTTAAGAAAAGTGGCAAAAAAGATGACTTCATTTCATTACGAACCAAACAATTAGCTAGAAAATAAAATGGCATTCTCAAACACATACGATACGACTAATCCTGGTTCTGGTGTTTCCAATCGCGAAGACTTGACTGATGTCTTGACTATCCTCGCTCCTGAAGAAACTCCAGTCCTTTCCTCTGCTTCCAAGCAAAAAGCATCCGCAACATTCGTTGAGTGGACGGTAGACGCTTTGTCTGCTCCTTCAACTGCTGGCATCCGTGAAGGTGCTGACGTTACTACGTTCACCGATCAGTTTGCAGGCCGCGCTCGTCTTGGAAACTACATCCAAAAGTTCCGCCGCGACTACCAGGTTTCTGATCTCCAGGAAGCTGTTGACAGTGTTGGACCCGCTAAGATTGCTCAAGCTGAAGCTAAAGCTATCCGTGAAATAAAA